TTGGCCATTTTGGCGATATGTTCGTTGATTGGTGTGGTGATGGGGGGAGCATTTTTCGGCAGGTCGCGTAGGCGAACGGTTTCGTTCGCTGATGTGCCGCTGCCGCAAATGGGTCCTTTGGACGGTCCAGGCGTTACGTGTACTTGTGAGCATGCTTGCAATATACACGCGGTTCAGCCCGAATCCATGATAATGGGTTCTAATTTTACAAAAGTACCGCGCAACAAGATTCCGAAAGTTCAGGTTCCGGTTTATGCTGTCGACGGTGATGGGAAGCTGACGAAGTACCTTGGTGTAGCTGTGCGGATATTGGATTGGCTGGTGGTACCGACGCATGTTATCGTTTCGGAAGAGACGGTTGCGATGCTGTCGATGGCCACCGACCCTCCGATTCCGTATAAGTTCGAGGCAAAGTCGTTTGAGGGTATAGAGGGGGATTTGTCGGCCATGCGGATGGCAGAGAAAGACTTCTCGAAACTTGGAATGACTAAGGCGAATTTGGCTACCATGGAGGGGGATTCGATGGTTTCTGTCATGTCGGCTTCGAAGGATCCGGAGGTTTCTTTTGGAACTCTGTTGCATGACACGAAGGTGTTTGGCGGTGTTTTGTTTAGGGGTTCCACTAAAGGTGGGTTTTCGGGTGCCGCGTATATGATTGGCAAGCAGTTGGCGGGAATTCATTTGGGCGGTGGCGTTGTCAACTATGGTATGAGCGCTACTTACATTGCTTCTTTGCTTCAGAAGACTGAAGCTACGGCTGAGTGGTTGGATCGGATTCGTCGGAAGGCGGGTCCGCTCAAGTACCAGCGGTCGAAGTTCAATCCGGATGAGGCAATAGTATACGTAAATGGGCGCTATCAAGTAGTTGACTTGTCAATGATGGAAGAAGGAGACATTGTGGAGAATTTGAGTGTGCCAAATCCAGTACGTGAGGTCGAGGTTAACGTCGGGGAGAGTTTCCCGCCGCAGTACCGAGACGTTGTGGAGCCTCTTGTTGGGGGCATTAACACTATAACCGCTGAGTTGGGTTCAAAAAACTTGGAAGTGGCCGAGCAGTGCTCGGCCACCCAAGCCGAGGAATACAAGACGAGGCACGCGGAGCTGATGTCCGTTTTGGACGAGAAGTTCGCGTTGCTGCAGTCGTTGCAGGACTCGGTGTCGAACCGCTATCGGGAGGTGCAGATGCTGATGACGAAGACGCCCAAGGAGTCGGATCGAACCGTACTGGTGGAAGAGAACGAGAAGTTGAAGAAGGAGTTAACCGAGATCAAACAATTGAAGACCTCTGCGAATGTCGAGGCGTCCTCAGTGCGGGCTGTTCCGAAGTCTGTGCGTCAAGCGCTGGCCAAGGGGGAGCGGGCGACGCTGTTGGACAAGCTGGTGTTGCAGGGTTTTCAACTACGCGATGTCGAGCAAGCGTTTATCGATCGGGGGACCGTGGTGCGTGTGGCAGGACCTGTTGGCGATGCCGCAACCACGAGTGCACCTACGATAGACCAATTAAGGCAAGAGTTGAACCGCGCATAGACAGGGAAGGTTTGGAGAAACTTTCGCCTGGTTTTGCGTTGGAGTACTTTTGGCCGGAGACCGATGCTCGCGCTGTGGACGATTCTTTGTGCTACCATGCTAGGAAACATAAAGAGTCGCTTCGGTTGTTTGACCATGGATTAATGACATCTTTGACTCCGATCGTCAATGCTTTGGAAAGGCAGTATTGCTCGACCAAGGTGATTTGGAGTGGATTTCCGGCTGACTTTGTGAAGTTTTTGCGGGATACCTTGGATTGGAATGCTTCACCTGGCTGGCCTTGGAAGAAACACTACCCGACGAATAGAGATTTATTTTTATTTGATGGGGTGGCTGTTGATCCAACGCGGGTTCAGATGGTGGAGCAGGCCGTCCGGTTACGCTGGCTTGAATTGCAGCAGGGGGTCGCTTCGGATCCTATATTCGTCTTTATTAAGCCGGAGCCGCATAAGGCCTCGAAGGTCGAGAAGCGTTCATGGCGGTTGATTTCTGGTGTCGGTTTGACTGACACGATTATCGATCGCATTTTGTACGGGACTTGGCTTGATGAGCTTATTAAGCGGTGGACCGAGATACCGTCTAAAGCCGGTTGGTCTCCTCAGTTGGGGGGTTACAAATGGCTTGCTAAGTGTTTCCGAAATAAGCAGCCTATGTCGATAGACAAATCTGCGTGGGATTGGACCGTCAACGAGTGGCATGTGTCACTGTTGGAGTTGTTGATTCCGCGCATGTTATTTGGTCTGACCGATGAGTGGACTGTTGTATTCCGGAACCGGATGCGAGCGTTGTTTCATGCGGGTTTTCCTGTCTTTAAGACCTCTTGTGGCTGTCAGTTCGTACAGCTGGTAACCGGAGTTATGAAATCGGGGTGCTATGGCACCATTGGCTTCAACTCTGTGTTACAGTATGCGGACCATTTGGCTGCTGGGGGCGGGGAGGAAGATCTGCTTTTTTCGATGGGAGACGACACGGCTCAAGAAGCGGTTGCGGATTTGGACGAATATTTGTCGGGCTTACGGC